TATACTATATACATTATTCTAAAGAAGTGAGTCTATGTCCAATTTTTATACATCGGTTGTCCGTTTTGGCAACAAACTCCTGTACCGTGGTTTCGAGAACGGCAAAGAAGTAAAACGCAGAATTCCTTTCAAACCTACTCTGTTTATGTCCGGTACCGCAGAACAATCTGATGGTTGGACTACACTTGACGGACTACCCGTACAACCAGTAACCTTTGACTCTATGTCCGAGGCGAAGGACTTCGACAAACGTTACGAACATGTCTCCAACTTTACTATTGCAGGCAATACTAATTATGTTGCCCAATTCCTTGGAGAAGTCTTCCCCGATAAGATTGACTATGACCGTAGTCTCATCAAGACTGCGAACATCGATATCGAGGTTTTCTCTCAGGATGGTTTCCCTACTCCTGGCGCGGCCGCATATCCTGTTACCGCAATCACTATGCGTCAAGACTGTGGTACGTACTGGGTCTGGGGTTGTCAAGACTATACCGTATCTCGTGATGATGTACTCTATATCAAGTGTGACAACGAAATAGATCTACTCCAAAAGTTTGTACGTCAGTTCGAACAATACGCCCCCAATATTATTACTGGTTGGAACACACGGTTCTTCGATATTCCGTATCTGGTTAACCGTATGACTAAACTTCTCGGTGACGATACCATGGCGAAACGTATGTCTCCGTGGGGTCTTATCCGTGAACGTAATACTACCATCAACGGTAAACCCAACCAAGAGTTTGTCCTTGAGGGTATCGAACAACTTGACTACCTCGAAGTCTTCAAGAAGTTCACCTACAATACTCTGGGTCAACAAGAATCCTATCGACTAGACCATATCGCCCACGTAGTACTGGGTGAACGCAAACTATCCTATGAGGAACACGGTTCTCTGTTTGCCCTGTATGAGAATGACTTCCAAAAGTTCATTGACTATAACATCAAAGACGTTGAGTTGGTACATCTCCTCGATGTTAAACTTGATTTGATTTCATTAATCCTGACCATGGCCTACAAGGCGGGTGTGAACTATAACGATACTCTGGGTACGACTGCTATCTGGGACACCATCATCTACCGACTTCTGAATAAGAACAAGGTTGCGGTTCCTAAGAAGATTGAGAAACCCAAGACCGCATATCCTGGCGGTTACGTGAAAGACCCACAGGTTGGTTCGCACGACTGGGTAACCTCATTCGATTTGGCATCTCTGTATCCTAACATCATTGTACAATACAATATGTCTCCGGAGACGGTAATGGACGGATTCGTTAGCAATGTCTCGGTCGATAAGTTTCTGGACGGTTCGATTGACCTGACTGACCAGAATCTAGATTATGCTCTTGCACCTACTGGTGTTAGATTCACCCAAGATAGAGAAGGTGTGATTCCCATAATCATTAAACAGTATTACTCGGAACGTAGAGTAATCAAGAAGAAGATGTTGGAATGTCAACAGGAGATGCAGACTAACCCATCTAAAACTCTAGAGTATACCATAACTTCTCTGAATAATCAACAGATGGCAATTAAGATTCTTATGAATTCACTTTATGGTGCCCTTGGGAATCGTTGGTTCAGATATTTCGACCAAAGAGTTGCAGAGTCCATTACTCTTGCTGGTCAACTTGCAATCAAATGGGCGGAGAGAACAGTAAACAATGAAATGCAAAAACTTCTTAAAACGGATGAAGACTACGTTGTGGCAATTGACACCGATTCTGTTTATCTTCGTATGGGGGATCTCGTTGATAAGTTTTCTCCTAGTAATCCGGTAAAGTTTCTCGACAAGATCTGTTCGGAACACTTCGAGAAACTCCTTGTAAAGTCTTATGCGGATATGGCACTAGCGACCAATGCCTATGAGAATCGCATGGAGATGGAACGGGAGGTAATCGCTGACCGTGGTATCTGGATGGCCAAGAAACGTTACATCCTGAACGTCCACAATAACGAAGGTGTCCAGTACGCAGAACCCAAACTCAAGATGATGGGTATCGAGGCGATCAAGTCCAGTACTCCGCAGGTTGTCCGTGACAAGTTCAAGGAGATATTTCGGGTCATCGTAGAAGGTACCGAAGTAGACACACAACGATACATTTCGGACTTTAAGTCCCATTTTAAGACCTTACCGCCCGAAGCGGTTTCGTTCCCTCGGGGTGTATCGGATGTGACCAAATGGTCTGACCGTAAGACTGTGTACAAGAAAGGCACTCCTATCCATGTTCGTGGTGCGTTGATGTTCAACAAAGCACTCAAGGAAAGTTCTCTGACCAAACGGTACGAGACTATCAAGAATGGTGAGAAGATTAAGTTTTGTTACCTGAAGATGCCTAATCCAATCGGTGAGAATGTAATCTCTTATCCACTGAACCTTCCCCGTGAACTTGGACTGGATAAATATATCAATTATGATATGATGTTCAACAAAACATTCCTTGACCCACTCACTCCCATTCTGGATGCGGTTGGTTGGGATTCTGAACCTCAGGCGTCACTAGAGGATTTCTTTGGTTGACAGGTGGTCGATTATTTGATATAATGTATCTATGAATTATGAATTAACTATATTTAAATCTCAGTTCGATAACAAGACTCACCGAACAATGTCTCTGAAGAGTTGGGACAAGTTCGTTGAGTTGTTGTATGGATTGAGTCAAACTAAAGGTGAAAAGGGTGGTAGAAATTCTAGTCCTCTTATTACTCCTGCTGTGTTTGAAGCCGATAGCACACGTAGTAATAAATCTACTTTATATTGGGGTGGTTGGTGTGCTGTTGATGTGGACAACCATAATTTTACTAATGATTTGGATTCTCTAAGGGGTGAATTAATTGATAGGTTTCGCGATCTGGACTTCATCTGTTATAGTACTGCTAGTTCTAGGGATCAGTATCTTAAATTCAGGATTGTCTTCCGACTATCGGAAACTATTGAACGAGATACGATCAAATCCTTCTGGTACGCCCTTAATACTGAAATTGGAGAAATTGGTGACCCGCAAACAAAAGATCTTGCACGGATGTACTATGTTCCTGCAATATATCCTAGTTCTACTAATTTCTTCTTCTCTCATCTGGGCGGCAATCCAATTAATGTGGGTGAACTGATTGCGAAACATCCTTATGTTCAGAAGACTGGTAACTCTTTCCTAGATAGACTACCACCAGAGATGCAGAAGGCAGTGGTAGAACATCGTAAGAATAGTCTAAATAATACTAACTTCAATTGGACTTCATATCGCGATTGTCCGTTCTGGCCTAAAAGGTTAGGTATAGAATACCAGACCATTTCTGAAACTGGTTGGTATGCTAAAATGTACGCGATAATGATTGCGATTGCCGGAAGTGCGGTAAGTAGAGGTTACCCCATATCATCAAACCAAATCTCTCGGTTATGTGAAGAGTTTGATAAGGAAACAGGAAACTGGTACGAGAACCGTCCTCTCAGTGTAGAGGCAGATCGTGCATTAGAATACGTTTATAGGAACGGATAATGAGAAAATATTTAGTAACAGGTGCGGCAGGATTCATTGGATCGCAATTATGTAACAGATTGAAACGAGAAGGTCATTGGGTTATTGGTATGGATAATTACAATGACCATTTGTATAGTCCCACACTGAAACATCATCGTGTCGAACATTTTGGTATCGATGTCCTGAATGTGGATCTTCGTAATGAAGAAGAGATGGACAATCTCATCGACGGTATTAATCCCACGGATATTATTCACCTTGCAGCACATGCCGGTGTGCGTGATTCGTTTGGTAAAGAAAAACAATATCATGCAAACAATATCGATGGTACTCAGAATCTTATTGATGCCTGTAAGAGACATGCACCGGACGCACGTATTGTATATGCGTCAACCTCTTGTGTCTTTGCGGGTTCTGAACTACCTTGGACAGAAGGTAAGGAGACTGGTAAACAGTTGAATCCTTATGGATGGACTAAATGGGCCAATGAATGTCAGATGCAGGGGTCTGGTCTACATACTGTTGGTCTGAGATTCTTTACTGTATATGGCCCTTGGGGTCGTCCGGATATGGCACTGTTTGACTTCACCAAAAATATACTTGCCGAGAAACCAATAACAGTGTATAATTATGGTGATATGAAACGTGATTTTACATACGTAGAAGATATCCTAGATGGTATAGAATGTGTGTTGAATAATGATGTGGACGCAGGTGAGATATTTAATATTGGTCGTGGTGCACCAGTTCAACTTATGGACTTCATTTCAGAGATCGAAAAGAATACGGGCAAGTCCGCAATCAAGTTGATGGCACCACAACATCCCGCAGACACATTAGAGACTTTTTCTAACACAAGTAAGTTAGAAACACTTGGTTATCATCCTACTACTAATATAGAAGATGGTATCCGTAATTTTTATAAATGGTATATGGAGTACAATAGTGGCAGATGATTTTGATGAATATGTTCCCGAGAAACCCGAAGGTGAATCTCAACCCGAAGGTGTGAGTAAGAAGAATCCTTTACGTATGGGTATCGTGGGACATGGGTTTGTAGGTAAGGCTGTAGAATATGCGTTCTATCATCCTATGGTAGAACACTTTATTGTTGATCCGAATAACCAAACTACTATCGATGATCTTGTGAAGTATAAACCACAGATTGCGTTTATCGCTGCACCTACTCCACAGAACTCAGAGACGGGTTTTGTGGACGCGTCTATTGTAGAAGATGCGGTACTCAAGTTGATGTACCATACTAACGCACTTGTTGTTGTCAAATCAACAATCACTCCCGACATTGTGGATAGAATATACAATTCAATCGAACCTCAAGACTTTGATCGATTCGTGTACAATCCCGAATTCCTGACAGAAAAGTCTGCATGTGAAGATTTCGTCAATGCGGAACATCATGTGTTTGGTGGTACGGATCCTGCGTGTAATGAACTACAACAGATCTATGATATCTTTAGTGGGTGTAAGTCCGACAAATACTATCGTATGTCTGGGTGCGAGGCATCCTTTGTTAAGTATGCGACCAATTCCTATCTTGCAACTAAGTTGACATTCTTCAACCAGTTGAAAGAGTTGGTGGATTCATTTGATTGTAGTTATAATATGATTACTCGTGCAATGGGTGCGGATGATCGTATCGGCATCAAACATACCCGTGTGCCTGGCCCTGATAAGAAACGTGGGTTTGGTGGTGCATGTCTACCCAAAGACACTATGGCACTTCTGAAGTTTTCCGAATCTCAGGGAGAAAAGTTCGATCTGTTAGAAAATGTCTTGACAATCAACAACAAATATCGTATAATATACGAGTTAGATGAACGTGAAAAAGTAAATAATATATCATTTGGAGATGAGAAAGACGTATGAGTATAATGGATAAATTAAAGAAGAACTCCAAGGTCAAGACTGCCGAAGTCATGTCCAAGAGTAAGTTCTTCACAGAAAAAGATATGGTTTCCACCGATGTACCTATGGTCAATGTCGCATTGTCCGGTTCTATTGACGGTGGTGTCACGCCAGGACTGACTGTTCTTGCAGGCCCATCAAAACACTTTAAGACATCATTTGCACTGCTTATGGCAGGTGCATACTTACGGGAGAGAAAAGATGCAGTTATTTTATTCTACGATAGTGAGTTCGGTTCACCCCAATCTTATTTCGAACAGTTTGGAATTGACACTAGTCGTGTTCTTCACACTCCTATCACGAATGTAGAAGAACTAAAGTTTGACCTTATCTCTCAACTAGAAGAGATTGATCGTGACGATGACGTTATCGTTGTAATCGATTCTATCGGTAACCTTGCATCTAAGAAGGAACTTGATGACGCATTGGCAGAGAAGGGTGTTGCGGACATGTCACGTGCGAAAGCACTGAAGGGTCTGTTCCGTATGGCAACTCCATACCTTGCAATGAAGAACATCCCTATGTTGGCTATCAACCACACCTACAAAGAGATTGGATTGTTTCCGAAGGATGTTGTTGGTGGTGGTACTGGTATCTACTACTCTGCTGATACTATCTGGATCATCGGTCGTAGACAGACTAAGACGGGTACCGAAGTTACTGGTTATGATTTCGTAGTCAACATCGAGAAGTCTCGTTACCTTAAAGAGAAGTCTAAGATTCCTATCTCAGTATCTTGGGATGGTGGTGTCGAGAAGAACTCTGGACTACTTGATGTTGCTCTTGCCGGTGGATATGTTTTCAAACCAAGTAATGGTTGGTACCAACGTGTAGACAAAAGTACCGGTGAGTTGGTAGATCCGAAGGTTCGACAGAAAGATACTCTGACCGATGAGTTCTGGGCACCTATTTGGGAATTTACAGACTTTGCAGAATTTATTAGAAAACAATATCAAATTGGATTGCCAATGCAAGTAGATCCTGATATAATAGTACAAATAGATGGCGAAGATATAAATGATTAATCTCGACAAGGTGAGTGAGGGGGTTGACTATGAGTTGATCCCTGTCGAATATGTAGATAATGAGGCCGCGTGGGATGTTCGCATCCTGCGTGGTGAGTTTACCGAAACCGTATTACGTTTTGGCACGATCAAGTATGATGGAGAACGCGATTGTCTTACCTTTGACTTTCGTGTAGTAGAATCTCCGGATGATGAGTTGGATTCTTCTAGTGAAGACCTCCAAGAATTCTCTGGTTCTATTCTAGAAGATATACTTGAACGTGGTATAAATGAAGGTTGGGTGTACGGTACTGAGAAAAAGAATGGAGAAAACGTTGGAGATCAATCTAGAACAAACGATTCTACGGAATCTATTGACGAATGATGCATATGCTAGAAAAGTTGCAGCGTTCTTAACACCCGATTATTTTGAAGGGGTCTATAAAGGTCTCTTCAATGAATTCACTAAGTTTATTGCAAAGTATAATAAACTCCCCACAATGGAAGCATTTAAGATTGAGGTCGATGAAGGTGATCGTCTCAACGATGAACAATATCGTCATGCAATCGAGATACTTCCAAACATCTTTACTGCTGAGGCAGAGAACCTTGACTGGTTGATTGATCGTACCGAGAAGTGGTGTCAAGACCGTGCGGTCTACAATTCTATCATGGAGTCTATCTCTATCATTGATGGCAAACACCAGACATTATCTAAGAATGCGATTCCTGATATTCTATCTAAGGCACTGGGTGTTACATTTGATACTAACATCGGTCACGACTATCTTGAGAATGTTGATGGTCGATATGA